TGTCGTATCTTGTTGTAATTGTTGCATATCATCGCCATATTTAGATGTTAAAAATATATTTCTTAGCATTGATGAACCTATCTTTTTACCAAATATTTTATTAAGTGTTCTAGTGATTTCATTAGAATTATTTAATGGTTGTTCTGTATAATTAACTAATAAAGGAATGTTATATTTACCTTTCATCATCTTTTTTAATGGGTGATATTTTAAAAATACTTTAATAATACTAAATAAATCATCATTGATTGGGACAACTTGATCAGTATAAGTTTTTTTAGTTTTATAGTTTCTAAATATAAATTGTTTATTTGGTAGATCTAAATAATTATTATCAGTTGGTAAATCATCAGAATATTTATTTACTACATTCATTTTTAAATAATCAAGATTACGACGAGGGCTATTTAATGTATATAGTGATAATACAAGAAGATCAAATAATTTATAATATTGATCAGCTGTTATTTTTGTTTTTCCTTCTATTTGTTGTAAGATGGTCATTAATTCTTGTTGTTTTTTAATCACATCTTCTTGACTTATCCAATTTTCAGTTTGTGTTTCTGATTTTTCTGTATTTGATTTTAGATTTTTATTATATTCTAATAAGATTTTATAATATTCGTCATATAATTTTTTTAATTTTGGTTCTTGTTTTAATAAAGATACAATAGAAATTAAATAAGTTCTTCTTGTGTTTGCCTTATAATCTTTAATCTTATCTAATATAGTAGGTATATTTTTTAAAAAAGAAAAGTTCTTTATTTCTTTTCCGTCATTCAATCTTATTAGATTTTTTGTATATAAATTTAATGAATTTGGACTAATATTTTTTTCATTTAGATTATTTAAAATACTCATTAATATAAATTAGATTATTTTTTTTTAAATATTATTTTTATTTTTAGATTATTATTTTTTTTTTAAAATTTAGGTAGATTCTTTTTTCCCTTTATTTTTTGCTTCAATAAATATTGTTCATTTAATCTTTTTAATGATAATTCTTGTACAGTTTTAGGCGTTTTAGAATTTGCTTTTACAGTTGGTCTATATGTTGGGTATCCTGTTTTTCCTAATAAAGGATTAATATTAATCCATTTTTCTTTTTCATACCATCTTTGTAAATTTTTAGGTTGGTTATCATCAATATATTCACCACCTAGTTCTTTATACTTACGTACTATAAAACCAGATTTATACGCACTACTTTTTTTATATATTTTATCGGCTTCATGTTTTACAAAATTATATAGATCTATATTTTTCGGTATAGGCATATTATAATATAATACAATATAATAATAATGAGTCAAATTTTATCAGAAGTGTTTTGGGCGATGGTCGTTTCAACGTTAGCGGGGTTAATAATTGCAGTTGGTAAAATGTGTTATAAATCTAAATGTAGTACTATTGATTTGTGCTGTTTGCGTATCGTCAGAAATATAGAAGCAGAAGTAAAAGAAGATTTAGAAGCCCCTAAATCTGATGATTCTAAAAAAGAATCTAATTTGTAATTTTTTTAAAAATATAAAATATAATACATATATATATAATGGCTTTATCAACATATGTATTAAATCAAAGAATTTCAGCTTTACAATATCAAATAGATAATCTTGGTCCAAATTATAAACAGGATTTATTTAATGTATTGGGTCAAGGTAATTCAACGGGGAATTTATCAATTGTAAATGATGACAACTCTTTTGTGATGTTAACAGCCCCGTCGGCTTCTAGTCTTCAAATGGTAAGTAATACAAATAATATGTTATTAACTTCATCTGATCTTACGTTTAATGGTGATTCAGTACTGAACCCGCCCGCCGTTAAAACGTTAATTAATATTATTTCTACGCCTGATTTTGATGTAAATACATCTAATGTTTATTATACTTCAGTATTAAAAAGCGGTATAGTGTATATGACACCATCAATATCAACTATTGATATGACATTTTTAAATGCATCAACATTATATAATTTCGCTGTTCTCGTTGATATTCCTACAGATACTGATTATTATTTTACTATTTGGGGGAATATTAATAATATTTATAGTTCTACTCAAGTATATTTTAGTTGTGATTCATCTTCAAATTTAACATTAAATGTACCTACAGGGCTTTCGGTTGGTGATTATCATCTTAATTTACCTAGTTTTAGTTATCTTATTTAATATTCATTTATATTTTCATTTATATATAAAATGAAACTAATTAATAAAACTATTAAAACACTCATATACTACATATTATAATATAACTTTATATGATATACTTGGTTATATACTTGGTTATATAATACAAATAATATTTATATTTAACTTGTCATATTATTTATATACTTGTCATTAAACTTGTCATTGATGTACTATTTACTTATTATTATTATTATTATTTTTATTATATATTAACATCTAAAAAAGAGTATATATAAATATATATTGTATTATAAGTATGATGTATGACGGATATGACACGTATGACGGCTTAATTTAAAATATTTGAATATTGGGGTAAGTCAATTTAACAATAAAGAAAAAAACCCTTATTTATCAGTCATATGACATTCAGACCTGTCATATATAAATATTATTTGTATTACTATATCAAGTTAAAGACATATTATTATAATATTATAGAATGCCAAAAACTAAAATAGATTATACGAAAACTACATTTTATAGAATAGTATGTAATGATGTAAATATATCAGAATGCTACGTTGGTCATACAACTAATTTTATTAAAAGGAAACAACAACACAAATCAGTATGTAATAAAGAAGGTAATGCACACTATAATACATATAAATATACATTCATTAGAGATAATGGCGGTTGGTGTAATTGGTCAATGGTTTTAATAAAAGAACAAGAATGTAATGATATCAATGATGCAAAACGTCAAGAAAGATTATATATTGAAGAGTATCAAGCAAAATTAAATAAATGTATACCAACAAGAACACGAAAAGAATATGATAAACAATATAAAAAAACAGAAGTAGTGAAAGAACAAGCCAAAAAATATAGAGAAGTCAATAAAAATAAAATAAAAGAACAAAGAGAAACTAATAAAGAATATAATAAAGAATATAATAAAAAATATAGAGAAGTTAATAAAAATAAAATAAAAGAATATGAACAATCAGAAAAAAGAAAAAAATATATTAATAAATATAATAAAGAATATTATAAAAAAAAAAAAGAACAAACAACGGAAATTATTATTTAAAATATATTTATAAATTATAAAAATAATTTATAAATAAAACTTAATAAAATTAAATTACTATTTCGTTATCTTCTTCAATAAAATTAACATCGTCGTCATCAACCTCATCTAAAATATTAAAATGCTTTCTTACTTCATTAATATCAATTGTTTTATATCTTTCATTAGTACTTCTACCGTTTTCAACTCCTTTAATATTTAAATGCTTAAGCCGTATATTAAACTTTAAACTATTAATATTATATTCTATTTTTTGTGATGATAAATAAGCATTAAAATAATTAAATAAATCAATATTTGTCATTTTAATGATGTTATCTATATTTTGTATAGTATTGTCTTGAACTAAATTAATAATACATGATTCTATTGGGCTTATTGATAATTCTTGTAGATCTCGTTGATATTCTGTAGTAGGTAGACTAATCAAACCAAACTTATCTAAATTAGGAATAGATTTAAAATAATCGTATACGGTTCTAATAACATTAATATCATCTAATAATTCATGTATTTTTTCAAAATATTCTTTTTTACCACAAAGTTCATCAGAAGATCTAATAACTAAAGTTCTTCGATCTCCTTTTTTTGTCTGGATTGGCTCTTCTTTATTAGTAGTGATAATAAAACGATGGTATGATTTGGTATCAATTGCACTAATACCCTTATTATTAATTACTAATGAACCATCTGTAATTAATTGTTTAAATTTGCCTACTTCTAAATCTTGTTGTCCAACTTCATTTAATACAACAAAATAAGCCGATGCCATTAAATTATTAAATGATCCAAATACATCACGTTTAGGGTCGCTAGATTCAAAAACTCGTTTATTACCTAGCATTTTTCGCATTAGTTGTATTAGTGTACCTTTGCCCGCTCCTTCATCCGATATTAAAACTGGTATAATAGTTTTGGTTGCTGGATACTGTAGCATCTGCCCGATCCATTTAATAAAATATTCAAATATATCATCTTCATGATTACAAAGTATTTTAATATGATTCAATATAAATTTTAAAGCTTCTTCATTTTTAATATACTCTTTTTTGTATTTTTCTATTTCAAAAGGTAGCCACATATTAAAAACATGTTTAGGGCATTTTAACGGATGCGGGTAAAAATCACAATCTTCATATCTTCTTTTATTTTTGTTTCCTTCTATCCAATTTTTAATGAATAGTTGTTTCTTTCCTGTTTTTTTATCTATTCTATCAGAACAAATAATATGTTTATATGATTGGGTTATTTTTGATTCACTAAAAAAAATAATATCATTACTAGTTTGTTTTAAATAAAATGACTTATTAACTATAAAACAATGTCGTTTCTCAAACTGTTCAGCAATCTTTAAAAATTTATCATCATTTAATTCATCAATATATTCTTCACTACCTTCTTCATCAATAAAATCAGGGTTAAGAATTTTTTTAATTTTAAAATAACTATCATATAATTCTTTATTATAGTCTTTCGCCATGGCTTTCAAATGAATAATATTTAATTTATCATCTCTCATACTTCGCCATTTAGTTAACATCATATTATATGTATTCTCTTTAAATTTCGCCCCTTGTTTACTCCAATCAATCCAAATATTAATATCTTGGGTTTCATTTTTTATAATCGTACCAACTTTAAACCAGTCCATATATCCAATATCATCATCACGTTTAATACAATCAAGACATTTATTAATATTATTTAATTTTTTATTAAATTCATCTTCATCAATTTCTTCTTCATCTTCTTCAACTATTTCATCATCTTCATCTACTATAATAGTAAGATTGGGTTTTGGTTTAATCTCCTCTTTTTTTGTATTAATATATTTATTATAATTAATTTGTTCATTATATTTAATTATATAGTCTTCTAATTCAATATTATTATTATTATCATCAATATATTCAATAATAAAATCTTCAAGAATACCATTTTTTATTATATGTTTATTTTTTTTAGTTTTGTGTGTTTGATTTGGTAGCCTTAATGTAAATATAGTATCTTCTTCTTGTGGATAAATAGAAAAATCAAGTTCTTCTAATCCTTTCTTTCTAAAACTTTTAAAAGTTTCATTATAATATTGAAAAAAAGATTTAATATTATATGGGGTTGTAATTATAGAAGGTATAATAAGATGATAAGACGCCCCTTTTTCATTAGTTGAAAAAGTATAAGATATTTTTGTACGATCAATATTTAATAAACTACACAAAATAGAAGAAAATTCATTAAATCTTGCTTCTGTTGTTCTATCTAGATCAATGTAAAATTTACATTTTTCATTTGCTCTTAATAAAATATGATACCCTTTATCATTTTGTAATTCTTCAATAATTTTATCAATAGTACCTTTAAAATGTCTGTCATTAGATTCATTATATTTAAAAAATGATTTTTCATTTTTATAATTTGAAAGTTGAAAAATTAAAAAATCTCGTTTAGATTCCGTCATATATTAGTATATATAAATATTTCCTTAAATCATTTTTAATAGATTTTTCAATATATAATATATTATATTGAAAAATTATTAAATTAAAATGGGTTCAGCGGTTGTTTCATTTTTCTTTTTTTGATAATATAATTTTACTTTATTATTTTGTTTTAATAGAAATTCTGGATCATTTTTTTTAGAGTTATAGTATCTTCTAGATGCTAAGCGTCGTTTTTCTAATCCTTTTTCAGATTTATTATATTTATCTTGATACTTTTTCATATTCTCTAATGCTTTTACCGCTTTTTGTATATGTATATCAATTATTTCACTCATATAATATATAAGAAATTAAATGTTTAAATAGTTTTAAATTTAAAATGAAACTCTAATATTTTTTTCAATTCTTAAAGGTTCAATAATCTTAAAATTTGTATTATTAGTATTAAAAAAAAACATTTTTTTTCTATAAACTTGTTGATAATGTATTAATTTATTTCTATTTTTGATATAATAAACATTTCTAAAATATTCTTTTTGTTTCTCATTTATTTCTAATTTTTTATTATAATACCTGTGTAATGATTTAGATCTATTTTCAATATCTATCATATAATAGTATAGTATAGTTAAATTTTTAAATCAAAAATAATTTATAGTAAATGTTTATTTAATTTGTGTCTTCTACCGCCAGATGTAGAACCGCCACTAATTCCTGCACCCATTCCAGAACCTTCCATTGCATTGGCTAGTTGTGGGTGAGGGTTAGCACTCATTATATGATTTTTTAACATCTTTTTAATAGCACCAAAACCAGAACTATTAAGACGACCGCCTACAAGTCTTTGATGAGAATTATAATCAAGAGATACATCACCTTCTTTTGCTTTTAATACAGTTGCTTTATCCAGTATACCAGTGTAGATAATAGATGTACCTTGTTGAGTTACGAAAATTCCGTCATTTTTTGTGATGATACAAATTTCAGGGGTAATAGGAGAATTATAATTATTTTTTACTGTGATGTTAAACTGGAACGAATACTGTCCTAATGATCCTGCACTTAGCATTTCAGGAAGGCTTAGATCTAATGCGGGATTTATAATAAGCAGGGACCCAGTGGGGACAGCAACCTCTGATTGTGGCTGACCATTAATAAAAATAGGTGGTACACCATTTACAAAATTGTTATTGTATCCTTGCCATTCATAGTATGATTGAGCGCATCCATTTCTTTACGAGATATTATACAAGTCTTGTTGAGTTGCTGATGCAAGTAGACCAGATTGAGAATTAAAGTTAATAGAAATATTTTGTATAGATAAAAATGAGCTTGTATCATATGGAGTTTGTGTACTCATCGGTTTTCTTACTGAAATCATGATTTGTGATGGTACTTGGTTGAGCTGGAGATTCTGTGAAGTTAATGTGATGGTAGCATTTGGTTGTACTTGTTCGTTATTAGTAAAACTAGTTAAATAACGAGGATAATCTGTATATGGTACGATGCATTTTGATGAGATTTTAGCATATTGTAAGCTTGTTAAAGTTTGGAAGTTGAAAAGCAACCGTGAATTTTGAAAAGCAGGAAAAGATACAGCACCGTCAGTAAATCCTAAACTAATAGCACCATTAGCAGTTGCACCACCTGCTAAATAAGATTCAGCAATTCCTAATAATCTTTTAGCGGTTCCGTCTACATTGCATACAATAGACATGTTATTAATACCAATTAAACCAGAACCAGAACTTGCACTCATTGGCATACAGTTAGTAAATGGTGATAATGCTAAAAATGGTTCAGTAGAAGTAAAAGAAAGACCAATAGACCAAGTATCAGCCAAATTTGTTGATACAATTGAATCATCAACACCCCCACCTGTAATATTGTGTACAACTCCTAATAATTGAACTGGGAAACTTCCACGAGGTTGGAAATCATTATCATATCCATTGTTATTAAGTGAAGATAATACGTTATTGTTAGAATTTGCTACAGGACCAACAACAGAAACAGCTTGACTAAATTGACCCCATTGACAGTCTGGCATTGATGGCGTCATACTGTTATATCTTGCTAGTTTTCTATTATCATTACATCTTAAAATCATTGGTAGAATATCTTGAATATTTACACTTGTACTAGCATTATTAATAGTTGCTTGCATCGTAGTAAAAAGCGACTGGAGCGGAAACGCTGAAAGTGCTGATGTAAGACCCCAGTTAATACAGTTTTCGCCAATAGGTACGTTTGTTAAATTAATAGTAAAATTAACTTTTGATGTCATGAGTAAATGACGATCAATTAAAATATTTTCTGAAGGCACTTGTACGTTCCATACAATTTGTGATGAACTTGCTGAGATGGCTTGAAATTGTGTATAGGTAGAGTATTGCGGACCACTAAGGACACCAAACACTTCAGAGTCAGTTAAATCAGAAATAGTAGTAGATTCAATTAAAGCCGTTTTAAAATCTGGAGATGACATATATATATACTTATATAAAATATTTTATTTATTTTATATATTTATATTTTTTAAAGATTTTTATAATTCTAATTCGTTTATAATATTTTTAAAAATTTTTATATATTTATTTTGTATTTCCATATGAATCTTTTTTAGAAAATAATATTTTAATTGTTGCAGTTGATCCACTTGATAAATAAAATGGATTTAGTTGTCCTAATCTATCTTTCCAATATACTTGTAGGTCAAATGTTGACAGCGGACGTTTTCCCATTAATTGAATCCATTTATATTGTGCACTAGGCTGATAAACAAGATTAGGGCGATATATACCATCATCTGAAATAAAATCAGTAATTAATTGATTAACTAAACTATTATTTCCATTGCCTCCAAATTGACTTTGACCATTGAAGACTATTGGTGTACTTACTTGATTACTTACAATAGGTAATGTAGTAGATGTAAAAACAATAGATGTAATAGGCGTCCACAATGCTATTGTAGAACATTCTTGAAATACTTGGATTGCGTCATATTCTGGATTATATGGCGGATATTGTATAATATTGCTATTACTAAATGAATTAGTAATAATTTGAGCATTTAAATCACCTGTACCAGAATTTATAATTACTGGAAAAGATGAAAATAATTGAGCAAGTGCAGTATTAAAAAATATTTTAATATAATTTGATGCTACCGTTGAATATCCTAAAACATCACAGTTTACAATTGCTGTATTATTAGATGTATCCCAACTAAGAACAGGGTAATAATCAGTAGGTAAAACTAAACCCGCGCCAATTACTGAGGCGTTAAGTTGATTAAAACATGTTATAAATGCTTCATTGATTAAATAAATAAAATATTGATAATTATAAATATTATAATAATTACCCCCATTATATTGTATACCATTAACAGATGGAGGAGGAGGAAGAGATGCGACTTTAGATTGTGGTATAAAAATTACTGGCGATGTTGATGTAAATACTTGTAAAGGATTAACAGGGTTTACCCATTGTAATGAAACTTTATAAATAGTTAAATTAATATCAGGTTGATTTAATTCAATAGTAGGAATAAAAACAGGTAAATTAGGCGTATCTAATGAAAATCTTATAATACTCATATAATATTGATCTGCATCATATAAAAAAGGAACATTACGTGTTTCTATAAAATTTAAGATAGGAGGAGCTAATCCATTATTTTCTAAATTAGTTAGTTGGATATCGTAATATAGTTTTTCTGGTGTATTATTTTGATTACCACTCATTTTAATATACTATTATAAAAGATAATTTATTTTAAACTTATTTTTTTATTATAATAAAATATTATAAAATATATTAAATTATATTATATATTATATATTATATATATATACAATGTCATCAGCGTCTACAGTAGGCTTACCATATGATAATATTATTGTTTTAAATTTTGAAACACCTGTTGTAATTCAATCAGGTATTAATTTTGCGTTTACTTTTTTAGAAAATATACCAATACAATCAGGTAATTATATTGCATCATTATATATTAATGTTGTTCAAGAAGGAGGAGATACAGGATTAGGAACAATAACAACACAAATACTTAGTGCTAATATTACTAATACTTTCCCATTTAGTTCAAATTACTTAGGTGAAACATCATTTATTGATATGGAAGGTATTGATTTTAAAATACAAAATACTCAAGTAATAACAGTTGATGCAGCTGTACCAATGGCTTTAATAGGTAATATATTTTTTGAAAATACACCACCATCAGCAACAGGTATTTTAATTTTAAAAGCGATTTAAATAATTTTTACAGTAAATAAATTATATAATATATTAAAAAAAATATTATATAGATTATTATAAGATTTTTACAGTAAATATAAAATAAAATGTAAATTTAATTAAATATATATTACATTTATATTATTTCATTATAATATCTAAAAATAATCTAATAATACATTTATTTATATTACATTTAGATTATTTCAGTAAATTAGATGTAAGTATATAGTAATAATTCATGAATTATTACTGTAAATGTGATGTAAACTATATGAAATAATCTAGATGTAATATAAATATATGTATTATTAGATATTTTTAGATATTTAATATTAAAAATCTAAATAAATCTATTCTATTATAGTAAGATATTTTATAGGGATATAAATATGATTCTTCATATCATATTTTTCTTGTGCTCTACTAAATTGTTTTACTTCAAATGTATTAAATAATGTTTCATCGTATTCAATATAAGTTAATTTATCAGTAAATTTAAATAATAGTATTAATGGTTTACTCTTATCTATTTTATTTAATGTAATCATTGTAGTATTATATTTATTTAGATCATTGGTTCTAGACTTCAATTCGTAATTATATTTTTCATCAGAATAATCATATTTAGAATATTGATCAGTATGTTCAATAATGTTTCTATTAAAATATTCTTTGATAATAGGTAGTACGATTTCTTGTTGTTTAACTCCATATTGGTAGGAATTAGTCCAATGTACCATTTATTAATCTAATATATAAGTTATCTTTTAAATAGAAATCTAAACTAATATATAATATAAAAATAAAATATAATAAGATATTATAATGCCTCGTGTACCTATAGATTATAATAATACATTAATATATAAAATAGTATGTAAGAATTTAGATGTTAAAGATATTTACGTTGGTCATACTACTAATTTTACTAAAAGAAAAAATCAACACAAAATTAATTATAATAAAGAATATAATTGTAAACTTTATAGAACTATACAAGATAATGGTGGGTGGAATAATTGGGTGATGATTGAAATTAAAAGATTCCCATGTAATGATAGCAACGAAGCAAAAGCAAGAGAACGTTTTTATATTGAACATTTAAATGCTAATTTAAATAATTAATAATCTAATTAGTTTAAATTAAATAAATATAATCTATTGTAATATTATAATGACAAGTAATTTAGATAGATTAAGAGAATTAAAAAAAGAAGAAGCATATAATAAAATGAAAACTAAATTAGCAACAATGATATCAGACGAAGATTTTAATAAATATTTTATTGATGCACCCCAGAAATTATTAAAATATTCACAATTAGAAAGTATAAATGATATTAATGAATTATTACCAGAAGAAAAAGATTATAGAATAATATTAACAGAGAATCAAAAAAATAGTGGTCATTGGTGTTGTATTACTAAAGATAATGATATATATACTTGGTTTGATTCATATGGAGAAAAGCCCGACGGAGAATTAAAATATATTTCAGCTGTAATGAATAAGATATTAGGACAAGATAAAAAACATCTTAGTAGAATATTAAAAACAATTAGAGAACCTAGTCAAATATTATATAATGAAACTAAATACCAAAAATTAAGAGATGGTATTAATACATGTGGGCGTTGGTGTATATGTTTTTTATTATTACACCATATAGGGTATGATTTAGCGGAGTTTAAAAACTTCATTAAATTAAATAGTAAGAAATTTAACTTGCCATATGATATATTAATTTGTAATTTTTTTTAATAATTTAAAAATTAACTGCTGTTATAGCAAATTGAATAAGTTCATTGTTTGCTGGTGGTAATCCTAGATATGTATAATATGGTTCTACAATTGTATCAGTTCCATCAGTTGATTGAAAAAATACATTACATCCAAAAGAAGCAGGTTGTCCGACTGTATTACTTGTCATTGTATATGCTGTATTATTTTCACTTCCAACAAAATTAAGTATTGTAACATTATTAAGTGCATGCTGAGAATATTGTAATGTTCCTGCTTGTATTGTTGTTTGAGTTTTTGCACCTCCTACCCTAGTAACTGCTAGGGCTGAAACTGTTATATCACCAGTACTTGAACTTATTCCAATACCTGCACCTGCTGTAAGTGATAAAACTCCCGAGTTAATAGGTGCATATAATGCATTTGCTTCTGCTGTTGTACTATAATTAGCCATTCCTGTTAAAGGTTGATATAGTGCATTTGCTTCTGCTGTTGTTGAATAATCGGCAGGGTTTACTGTACTAGCAATAGTCAGAGTAGTACCTGCAATAGATGCATCTATACCAACACCATTAACAACGGTATCAACACCACCACCACCGCCCCCACCTGTATTAACTATTTCAAAAACTCCCGCTGATGTTTCATTAATATCAATACCAGCCCCTGCTGTAATTTCTAAAACTCCAGTATTAGATATATTTATATCCCCTGTTGATGCATCTACATTAATTCCAGAACCTATCCCTGCTGTTATACTTACAACGCCTATATTAGATATTTCAAAAACACCCGTAGATACTTCATTAACATCAATACCATCACCAGCGGTTATATCTTCAACTAAACCACCCCCGCCACTTTGTTCTAATAATAATTGTGCTACACTTGCTACTGACATATATATATAATATAAGTATATATTAATTTTTTTTATATATATTTATTTTTTTTATATATATTTATTTTTTTTTTAACCAATTTTAGTAAATGTAAGATTAGGCGGAAAACCCCCATATGGTGAACGTACTAAAATTTGAGTAGCTGCACCACTAAATTCTAAACATTTAGCTTGAACACCTAAAAATGCTACACCATCTGATTTAAAAACTACAGAACCACAAACTTCAAGTAAACTCTGATTACCTCCTGTAGAAGTTGGATTTAAAAGACTATCTATAACACCGTTTAAATTAGAATAAAATTGAAGATTTACACTTCCGATGCTAGGTGCTGGACCTCCGCCTGCATTAAAAGATTGAAATACGAAACTTATATTTACAATATATAAACCTGCGGGTAATATAACATTATTAGCTTGGGTTATTATTTGAAATTCAACATTAACAGGGCTTAAAGCTGTATTATTAGTAAGAGAAAAAAATGATTGTGTTGGTGTTGATGATCCACTTTGATTTTCTAATAATTGGGCTACAGATGCTACTGACATTTTATATATATATATATTATTAGATATATTTTTACCAAAGAATATTTATTGATAGGTTATTTGGTGAATATGGGTCATCTTTCCAATTACCTTTTATATTACTTGATCTTTTTAAATAATTAGTTCTTCTTTTTTCATTTTGATGATATAAATGATCTTCCATATCTGAACCAAAATAAATATATTTATTTGTATTAGGATTTAATATTTTATATTTTTTTTTTGGTTTATCAGATTTATATAAAATAGCGGTAGACCCTAAATAATCAAATGCTTTTTTTTGTGCTTTCTTAGGGTTTGATATTTTATATAAATTATCATTTTTAGAAATATCTTTAGCTTTAATTAATAATTGATTTGATAAATTTTTTATTTCTTTTTTTAATAATTTAGATTGTTTATAATCTTGTTCATCTGCTTCTCCTGAATTAATATGACTTTCTAAATGTTGTAATATTTTATTATAGTTATTTATTACATGTAAAATTATCTGAGATTCCATTAATAATATAATACAGATAATATATAATGGAACGTATTAATTTTATTTTATTTTTATTATATTATATAATTAATTTTATATTGTTATATTTTTATTATTATTTTTTTTTTTATTAGTTTAAATTATTTTATTTTATATATATATATATATAAATGCCACCTAAAGTTCCTAGTTTTGCAAAAATTTTTAATAGTTTAACTAAAAAAGGTGTACATCCTTCTGTAGCAAGTGCACAAGCACATTCTGCTATTAGAGAATATCAAAGACAATATGAAGATGCAAGTGATAGCGAAGAAGAAGATGAAGATGATTCAAGACGTATAATTAGTAGTGAATTAGTTAAGATGAGAACACATCTAGCAAAATTATTAAATAAATATAAACAAGACCCTACATTACCTGTAGTTATTAGATATTTATCAAGAACTTTAAAAAAAATTTAAATAATACAAATAATATATAATGGAACGTATTAATTTTATTTTATTTTTATTATATTATATAATTAATTTTATATTGTTATATTTTTATTATT